AGCGCCCGCATCATACCGACTGCCATGTCCTACCTCCGATGATGTCGCTTCCCCCAGACGAGGCGCTTCTTCTCCTCCGTCGTGAATATTCTGCGGAGCGCCTGACTCGTGCAATCTACACGGTCTGCATATCGGCCATTCGGGAAACTAGCGAGTTCCTCAATATAATCGACCACCCACGGCGCGACCGCTGGATGCGGGAGTACGACGTTGCCCGCCTCCGGGTACGCGCTGATCGCGAGAGCACGATCCTCTTTGCTGCCCTCGACACGCACCGGGATCATGCCCGGCACCTCGCCAGACAGGACCGCCATCGTCGCCTGTGCGTTGGCTGCATCTTCGATCCAGATAGCCGACACCTCGTCCCATCGCTGCGCGAACGAGCGAACGGCATCGACCGTCTCGGGGAAGCTGCGACGAGCGCGATCCTCGTCGAGTAGGTAGGCGTCAGGACCAGCGCGGCCCCACGTCTGCCCAACAACGAACGCGGTGTCCTCGCCTTTCTTGAACGTGAGATCCCACGACTGAGCCACGCGCTGCATCTCAGGACGCACGACGACCTCGGCGGCTTTGTCTGTACCCGACAGGCGCACAGGCGGCAGTTTGCCGTCTAGCTCTGGCGGCACCCAGAACCTCCACCAGTCGCGCCGGAATATGTTGCCCTCGGCTGGTGACGGTCGCTGCTGATAGAGTGCCCCAAACCAATAGGCCGACATCGTATCGCGGACTGTCTGTAGCTGGTCAAGCGGCCAGCGTTCCGGCCAGAGGACATCGTTGACTGAGCGCCCAAGTTCGTCGCCCGCGTCTTTCTCCTCAGCGATCGCCGGGAGCGCGAGTTCATGCCACTGGATACCCGCCTGCTCCTCGGCACGATCCTTGAGCCGTCCCGCCAGATCGTCCTCGTGCCATCGGGTCATCACGCACAACTGCTTGCAGCCGGGTTCGCGGCGTGTGAACAGCGTGGCGAGATACCAGTCCCAGACCCGCTGTCGATACCGCTCGCTCTGCGCTTGCTCTGCGTCCTTCACGGGGTCGTCGATGATCATGAGGTTCGCGCCTCGTCCCGTGACACCGGACCCAACGCCCGCCGACCTCATGCCGCCGACGACTGGCGTGCCGTCCTCGCCTGTCCCGACTAGCTCCCAGTCGCTCGCGGCTCGCCTGTCCAGACGAACTCCCATGCCCCAGAGACTCGCGCCAAACTCTGCCATGAGATCGCGCACACGTCCACCGAACATGGACGCGAGCCCCGCCTCGTATGATGCGAGGATGACGTTGTGGTTCGGGTGCGTGCCAAGATACCAGCAGGGGAAGTATGTACTCACGAACATCGACTTGCCATGCCGAGGCGGCATACTGATGATGAGATTGTCAATGTCTCCATAGACAAGCTCTAATAGGTAGGCTTGGATGAGGAGCAGATGATCCGCGATATGCCACTTTCCGAAGCTCGCATACCGGGCGAAGCCTGCCGGGTAGCTGCGAGCGAGCACCGCGTCATCAACGTCAGCCAGCGCGATCACTGACAGCGATCTGAGGGGCGGTGCGTCCGACCAGCTTGGCGAACAACTCGGAAGCGGCGGCGGTGTCGCGTCCCACTTCGATGCGCCCGACGACAGGCGAGGCGTTCTGGTTCCCAAACTCCTGCTCGGCTACCTCGCCTCGGATGCCTCGTGACTTGTGCTCCATCTCAGCGATCATCGGCAGATACCGGGCCGACGTGTAGACCATGTGGAGCACGCGGTCGAGCCTGTCGAAGTCGAGCACCCTGCCGCCCTTTCCGTCGTCTGCCATGAAATAGTCATAGAAGGCGTCGGGCTGTTCGAGCATTAGCCGTTGGATCGCTCGCGCTGGCTCCATCAAAGTCGAGGCCATTGTCATCGCGTCGTCGGCTTGTCGCGCCGACATCTCGCGCACCCTGTCCCAGTGATGTTCGAGCACCACCCGATGGTCCTCGCGGTCAAACGGCAGGACGCGCTCGTGCCACGACCATCGTTGCGCCCAGCGGTTTATGATCGTGTTGCTTTTCCCTAACCGCAGCGCCACTACAGCCTGCGTGCGCCTCTGGCGCGGCAAGTCGCGAAACGTGCAGAACGCTTCGTATGCTTGCGGGCTTTCTCCCGGCTGCTGGAGCCAGAGATCGGCCTCGTGGTCGAGCTTGTGCTTCTTAGGACTCATTCACCCGTTCCGTGTCGGGGTTGGGTTGATTCTCAAAGGTAGGACGACCGAGCGGGTTCTGTGAAGTGCGAAGCCGCCGCCCGCTCGATGGTGTCAACACCCCTATCAAAGATCATGGCTACCGGGTAACCACTCCCGTGCCGTGCGCGTCCCACGGTTAAGCTCTGCATGACATATCAGACGCGCTTCCCGAGCCTGTTCTACATGGACGCGCCCGGTGTCGAACCGGGGTCCGCTCCGTTCTCTTGCGAGTCTTCCGAAGCGTCGAATCCTATCCGCGCCCTGTGTTTCTCGTGCGACCTGCGAGCGTCACAGCGCCAGCACATCCTGCGAACACCGCTGGGCCGCGATCTCGCAGTAGCGTTCTTCGATTTCTATGCCGATGGCTTTGCGGCCAAGATTCTTTGCGGCGACCAGCGTCGTGCCGGAGCCCATGAACGGGTCCAAAACGGTGCCGTTGGTTGGGCATGAGTACATGATCGGCAACGCGGCGGTCACTATCGGCTTCTGCGTCGGGTGCGCCACCTTGCCCGGTTGCCCGTGTCGATACGAGTCTGCGTCGATGACGTTGGGCACCTTGGTGCCTGTGGGGGGAAGCCATGCACGACCAGCGCGAAACGCATAAACGCATAGTTCAACCGCGGAATCCCAACCGACACCCGGTGGCGCGGGCACGGGACACGCCTTCCTCCACACAAGCGGGCGAGTCTTCCAGCCGTCACGCTCGAACCTTTCGACGAGTGGCCCAAACTGCCTATGCCCGCACCACACATAGGCCGCGAACACATCGATTTTCATGTGGGCGACAACTTGGACAATTTCGTCCGTCATCGTATCCCAATCAGTGTCACCGTCGAAGAAGTTTAGACGGCGGGTTCCCCTTCCGGGCTTGTTCGTGTGGTCCGTTTCCACCGACAACGAGTACGGCGGGTCGGTCAACATCACGTCCGCTTGTATCACGTCCTCGATCTCCCGCGAGTCCCCGTGGTAGATCGTGACGGCATCATCTTCGTAGTACGGGTTCATGGCTTTATCGCGTACATGTCTTGTTTCTCCGCTTGCATGATTCGTCTGCCGATCCATTCAGCCACATTCACAGTGACAGCGTTGCCCATCATCCGATAGCGAGGTCCGTCTGCGACTCGGGAGCCGTCTGCATAGAACTCTGTCCAACCATCGGGGAAGCCTTGCAATCGTTCACACTCCACTGGCGTCAGTCGCCGTGGCCCTTGTTTAGCTTGAACGTAGTTTTGCTCCGTGCCGTTGTTGCGCTGCCCTGTCTCAGCAGTGAGCGTTCTGGCTGGCGAGCCGGTGAGTACTGATGCGACGGCGGGCACTGTACTGCATCGTACTGTCGGACTGATGTTGCTGGTTGCGTCACCACCATAATCACCAGCAGTGAACGCCAGTAGCGGTTGGTCTCCGTTTAGGTTCAGAGTCGGACTCACGTTCTTCACGATTTCTGCGTTGGCTTGCCCCGTCGCCATAAGCACGATGTTACCATCACGATTGTGCCCCGGACCTTTCCCATCGTTAGCTGTAAGAGTTTGCGCTACATTGAATCCCGTCTGACTTGTTCCTGAGCCCGAAGCGTTAAGGCTTGGTACAGCTCGCGAGGAATCTGTTTCTCCCGCTTCTCTGCTCGGCGCAGGATGCCCGAACAAGCCTTCGGAGAGAGCGAATACTTCGGGTCTGGGCACTCCTCCAGAATGTCCGACAATGAACAGGCGTCTCCGTCGTTGCGCCACTCCGAAGTATTGGCTGTCCAATAAAGTCCAGCAGACGCCATACCCGACTTGAACGAGACTGTGGATGATGGTTCGGAAGTCTCGTCCCCCGTTGGCACTGAGGAGGCCAGCCACATTTTCTCCGATAACCCACGTGGGGCGGTACTCAGCAATGATCCGGTGCATCTCCCACCAGAGTGCGCCACGGTTTCCAGCCAAGCCTCCGCGCTTTCCTGCAACGCTGTAATCTTGGCACGGGAATCCACCGCAAATAACGTCAACTGCTGGGGTTCGGGCTGCGGGCTTGGTGGCTCCATCCCCTCGACCACCCCTTGGTAGTTCGCGCTCGCTCCCGACCGTAGGCACTTCGCTATCCCTTCTATCGTCACGTTCGCTGACAGGTTCTCGTGGAATCCTGACATCATGCACATCCTCGTATCTGTGAACACCCGGCCAATGCCTCGCGAGCACCCGCCGCGCTTGTTTGTCGTATTCGGCCTGAAACGCGACCTCCATCCCTGCGCGTTCTAGCCCTAGCTCTAAGCCACCTACGCCGGAAAACAAACTACCGACTTTAAGAGTGTCCATCATCTTTTGCGTACCTGTTCCAGTTGGGCCTCGTCATCCACCAGCACTCGCGACAGCAGAATCGACGCTTACGCCATCGGCCCCACGTTTGATTCGAGGGCTTCGCGAAGATGTCGCCGCACGCTTCGCATATCTTGGTGTAGTCCATTATCGACCGCTGCGCTGCGTAAGTCATACCCAGCTATCCCATCCCTCGGGCTTTACGCCCGCATCTACGAGGCCGACGATAGCCTCCTCGGTGATCTTGCCCTGCTCCGTTTTGGCGTAGCCCTCGAACTCGCAGCTCTGATACTGGAGGCACTGGAGAGCGCCGAGCGTCCGTTCCCGTGACACAGGTGCCGCGATGATCTGCGAGGCTGCGCTTGCACACTCGAAGGCGAACCCGTCTCCGGCCCACTTCTCGCCCTCGCGCTTTCCGTAGCGAGCGTCGATGCTCACGATGTTAGCTACCGCGAGCTTGACTGCGAGACGCCGTGCCTCTTGCTCATCTGCTCGCTCTGTGCTGGCGATGTATGCAGCGGCGGCTCCAACCGTGCGCGGGTCGCAGATGAAAGCACTCATTTTCGATCTCCTTTTGCTTACCGAATCTGTGTCAGCACGTTTTCGATCACGACCGGAGTGCCGTTGTTGTCAATAGTCGTGTACGATGTCGCGCCCTCGACGCGATGGTCGATGACCGTGTACCGCTCCCTGCGCTCTAGGCCGAACTTGGTGCTCACGTTGAAGATCGTGTCGCCCGCCTTGATTGCGTTCATCCGCTCCCAGTCTCGCACCAGACTGTCCACTGCAGCCTTGCGCGTCCGGTAATCGCCATAAGCAGTACGCCTCCAGCTTGTGTACCCAATCGACCACTCTTTCCGCTGGCCTGCGTAGTAGCCGAGGCGCGTGCCTGCGATGGTGCGCGTCACGTCGGTCAATTCGCCGCGCACCGTGCCGATCTTCTGGCCGTCGATGCTGACTTCGTACTCGGTGCCGAACTCGTTGGTGACTTTGCTCAGGGTAGCGTTGCTCATGTCGATCTCCTTCGTGGTGGTTGATGACTGAAACATACACTTACCGTTGCGAGTGTCAACACCTAATTCACAACCACGTGAAGGCGCTGATCGGAAGCTCCCACGCTGGCTCGGTGTCTTGCTCGACGCGGTGCTCTCGTCGGCGTAGTACCGACAGGCGACCGGGAGGCAGGTCGGTGATCTCGTAGTAGCCGAGCCGGTCTGTCCAGCGCACGACGATCAGAGCGGGAACGCCGTCGATCGTCCACTCGTGAGCGCGAAGCAAGTCCAGCCATTTCCGCAGAGTCACGAACACCGTCGCGTATTTCGTCGAGGGTATGTTCCGGCACTTCAACTCGACGAACGCAACGACCTTACCGTCTCGCTCGGCCCACCAGTCGATCGGGTCGAGCTTGCCGAACTTGCGTAGCTTGCAGCGCCAGCGCCTTTCTAGGATCGCTGCGACTTCTCGCTCGTTGTTCTCATCCTCGTCGGAGACGAACACGCCTACGTGCCGACTCTGATGGCGTCTCGGTCGCGCAGATTCCAGAGCAGCACGTAGCCTCGCCATGTGAGGCCGACGCGCTGAGGGATGCCGTCTGCGTCGATGACCGCCAACCGCTGCGCCAGCCACGAGCCCGAGTCACGGTGATCGACGGTGATCTTGTGGATGCCCGAGTAGAAGTCGGGAGCATCGACGACGGTGCCGACGACCAGAGGACCGCTTGCTTGCTCGTCGAGCATCGTCAGGAAGTCCACGAGGTCTATCCCGCCCTCCGACTGTGGCGGAGGTGTACTCGGTAGCGTGACCGGGCCAGCCGCTTTTGATTCTACCGTGATGCGCGGCGGCAAGATCTCGACCATGACGCTCGGGTCGGTCGCCAGAATCTCGGCAGCGTTTTCGATCGCCTCGTTTGGGTCAGAGTGCTGACTGAACTGAGCGCCTGCGACTATCAAGCGATAGTACCCGCGCCGGGTGATAGAAATACTCACCCGTGAACATCCGGGTTCATCCAGTGGTCGTGCAGCCACACGATAACGAGCAGCGCGATGACATAGCGGAGCAGTACATCAGACACCAGACTGACGCCCACGAACGCGACGACGATGATGTACGCGAGAATCGCGGCGTTCCACCCTCGGGCGACATCCCGATGCTTCGAGAGGTGCCGCTGGAGCCATGTCATAGTCTCCGATAGCGTGTCGCGTTCTTGGGACTCGCTCGTGTAAACTGTCCCCGTGATCTCGACGACCAGAAACATCACCGCCCATATCACCCATTCCGTGATCGTCGGCCTGTCTGGCGTCACAAAGAGAGCCACCGTCAGCAGCGACCACGTTGCCCACAACGCGGAGAAAACCGGGTGAGGATTTCGCTCAATCACTCGTACCACCGCTTCAGTTCATGGTCGGACGTTTTAGCGACAGCCGCTAGTGCCGCCGAAAATATCCCCATCCATGACCCCACAAAAAGACCGATCAAGAATGTCGTCGTCGGGCTCATCCGTTTCTCCTTCACAGGTTAGATTCCGACAGCACGCAGCGACCGCGTGCTGCTTTCGCGCATGAACTCGTCCACGTCCACGCCGTTGGATTTGAGGAACCGCTTCACCGCTTTCGTGTCCAACGATCGCCGTGTCGATGGCGACCAGTGCAGTTTGCGATCATCTAGCGCGAGCGTCACAGCGTCGAGGTCTGTGAAGATTTGCTCGACCTCTTGCCGGTACACCTTCACGTCGGCCTCTGCCGATTTCTTCCGCGCCAGCGCGTCGAAGTAGCGAGTCACCGCCGCGATGTGCTGGTGCTCTTCGAGTCGTGCCTGCTCCTTGCCGACAGGTGCCCGTTCGATGTCGAGCGGGTCTACGCCACCAACCTGCGGAGGCGGCACTCTCGGGTAGACGTGCTCACGCAGGAACGTATCGGCTGTCTCGCGCATCGTCTGGTAGAGCGCCGAGTCGAACTCCACGATCGGAGGAGTCGAGCCGCCGAGCGTTCGCCAGTCCTCATAGCACAGGACGGCAAAGCATCCCCACCGCTTTCCGCTGAGTCCGAGATACCACTGAAGCTGTAGATAGTTGGTGTCGGTGACTCCTTGCTCGACGTAGCGCGGCCACGTGTACGAGTCAGGAACCTTCGCCTCGCAGATCCCGGTGCCCCACTCTAACGGCACCAGCTTCCCGTCAGGCTCGGCCCAGCCGTCCACGGTGCCGACGAGCTTGCCGTCTCGCAGCCATCGGTCGTCCTCGGTTGATGGCGTGACGGCGATACCACTCGCCTCGCTCATCACCTCGATCGCTGCCGTCTCCATCGCTAGGCCACGCTTCATCGCGGGCGTCGGGCGTACCTCGTCGCGAAGGTCTACGAACTTCGCATAGACATCGTAGGGCTCGCCACCTGCTCCCATAAGCACCGCGATGTCATAGCCGCCGATCCCTCGACGCTTGCCTTCTATCCATACCCGGAACTCTTCGTCCGTCATCTGAGTCGGGTGCTGCATTATCGTCCTCCTGTGGTGTAAGTGCGTGGCGCGAGCGTTTCGTCGTGATGGCTAACCTCAAGCCACCAAGTGCTCGGCGCTTCGTAATGCACCGCGAAGCTGACCGTCATCATGCGCCAACACGCGGGGCACTGGTACTCCTCCTCGCAGTAGGTCGCGCCCTTCGGAACGTCAAAGCTCACTGACGAGCCGCAGCACGCGCATCGGATTTGTACCGTCATGCGTCACCTCCTTGCTAGAGGTCAGGGTCGCGCCTCGAATCGCAACCGCTGACAAGTCGGCAGGCCACCACAACCGGGAAAGGAGAGCCCACACGCGACAACTTCAACCGCTGGGGTCTTTGAGATTTAGTCCCTTCGAGGGCCGACATACATCAAACTTCCTTCGCACAGGTGACGCAGTACCGAGTGTCGTCGTTCACCGTAGCACTCGGCGCGTCACCGCAATTCTCACACGTCTGCGACCAGTCGATTCCCTCGCCGTCGCAGTCACCACACTCGACTTTCACCTCGGGCGGGCTCGCGACTGGGGCGCTTGTGTGGCCCCACCCGATTACCCAGCCCTCACCCTCGCAGCCTACGCAGACCGGGGCGCTCACGATACCTCCCTCCAAGCCTCAAGCATCAGACCGTGCTCACGGAGCGCAGCCTCAGCTTCCTCGACCCACTGCGTGAGCGACAGGTCTTTGAGATACGCTACCCACACCGACTCTCCGATCTGGTCGCCGCTGGCGTTGAGGAAGTAGAAGTACAAGTCTCCGCGTGTGCCCACGATAGTCAGGCCCGTGTGACGAATCGCCCGGTTGATCTTTGCCTTGGTCATCTTTCGTCTCCTACTAGGTCGATCGCGTCGTCGAGCGACGCGATGCGACGCTTGAGGGCTTCGAGGGCGCGCGCTTCGCTGCCCCACTGATTCTTGTGGAAGTTGTCGGTATCGACGTACTCGCCGAACTCGCCGTAGATGTCGAGATCGAAAGAGGAGAAACGGTTTTCGTACTCGGCCCAATCTTTGCCCGGCTTCTGCTGGATGTCGAACGCCCATCGGGTTACATCGACGAAGCCGTCGCCCGCAGGGATCTCACGAGCGGTTGAGCACTCTGGGTCGTGGTGAACGAAGCGGATGACGATTGCGTTGCCCATCTTGTGTCTCCTTGGTGGTGGTTGATGGTATCGGTCACACGAAATCGGGCGACTCGCCGCCGCGCACCGCGAAACGACGAAGGGCCTCGGAGCGGCTTGGGGCGAAGCTGGCGACACGACCGCCCTTCGCGTTCCACGCGGACCACTTGCCGCACTCCTTCGCGATGCGACCGACGATAGCACCAGACTGATCCACGATGTTCCATTTTGCCGCGATACGTTCGCCGCCGAACGCCGAGCCAGACTTCCATGAACCTTTGGTCGTTGCTGCTTGCGCCTTTTTGATCTTGAGGTCCGTCATCTTTCGATCTCTTTCGTGGTGGTTGATGGTATCAACTTAAGCATACCGTTGAAGATGTCAACACCTAATTCACAACGTGCCTGCGAGGATCTTTTGCTCGCAGTCAGTGCGGATCTTCGACACCCGCTGAGAGCTTACCCCGTATCGCCTTGCGATATGTGTCATCGGCTCGGGTAGGTCGTTGCCGAGCCCGTAGTAGCGCGTGATGATGTCGCGCTCCCGGTCGTCCATCTTGGGGAGAGCTTGCAGGATCTTGGTCTTTGTGATTGTCATGGGTCAGAAATTGGTTCGGGTGTTTGTGGGCCACTGCTCTTCGAGATCCTCGTCGCCCTGCTGGACGGTCTGAGTTTCCCAGATGTATTCGATCGGTATGTCGTCGCTCGGGCCGTGCCGATTGGTGACTGTGAGCCACGTCCTCGCTTTGCCCGGTAGTTTCTCGTACCGGCTGTGGTCGATGAGAAGGATCTGATCTGCCGACGCCTCGACGATCATGCCGCCGTGTAGTCCTTGAGGCATCGGCGTGTCGGTGTAGTTCATGCTCGTCTGACGGTTGAACTGCGACAGCACGATGACCGGCTTGCCGACCGTCTTGGCAAAGTGTCGCAGGTTGGTCGTCGCGATCACGACCGCTTCGTTGATTTGCTCGCTGTTGCCGAGCGCCGCGAGTTGCAGATAGTCCACGACGAAAAAGTCCGCGCCCTCGTCGGCGTGCCTCTGCATGGACGCGATGATCTCGTCAGTTCGGACTAGCGGCGTGTCGTCCACGTACAGCGTGAGGTTGTTGCGGATCGGGTCAAGCTGACGCCATAGCTCGTTGAACTGTTCACGCCGGAAGCCGCGCTTCTCAATCTTCCAGAGATCGGTGCGCGTCATCATCGCGTACAGCCTCGTCGCGACTTGCCACTGGCTCATCTCCAACGACACGAACATCGGCTTGCGTCCGCTGGCGAGTGCCGACCAGAGCCAGTTGATCGCAAGGATCGTCTTGCCGTGCTTCGGGTTTCCGCCGACAACGACGAACCAGCCATCTGCTGTGCCGACCTTGCCGCCTTCGTCTCCACTGAAATCGTTGAGCATCGGAAACGGGCTCGGCACCGCTGACACTGGCGACATCTGACGAGCGGTAAACGCCTCGCGGAACTCGGGCGCGAAGATGTCCGTCATGCGATGTCGCCCTGTATGCGTGCCTCAAGCTCGCGCTCGTACTCCCGGCGCTTCTTGCGGGCATCAGCTGCGCTCGTGTCAGGTTTCACGAGCCCGCCTCTGGCGATCTCACGCAGCCATGTCGGCAGAGACTTCCAGTACCGGCGCTCGGTCTGCTCGCAGACGGCACGCCTCGCGGCGACGACCTCATCGTCAGACAAGCCTGCCGCTTTCACTAGCGCGTAGGCTTTCTCGACGGCGTACATCGTGTCGCCCGATCTCATCAGCGCGAACAACTCCGAAGGCACCGATATATCTTCTGTATCTGCCTCTGCCTCTGCTTCTGGAGCGTCATGTTGACGCCACGATGACGTCACGTTGGCGTCAGGCTCGTAACGTATTCCCGTGCCGTAGGTTGCGCCTTCTTCGCTTTGTAATTCGTCGGCACCAATGACGCCCTTCTGACTACCTTCTGGCGTCACGTTGGCGTCAGGCTGGCGTCGGCTTGTCGTCACCGTGTCGAGAAAACCGAGGTCAACGAGACGCCATAGATCGGGCTCGCTGTCCATCATGCAGAGCTTGCGGACGATAACCGGGCAGTCTGGGATATACCCGTCGTCGTCTGCCGCGAGCACCCAGATCGCTAGAAGCTGACCCCGCTCGGCGTCCGACAAAATCGCCCACTTTCGATTGTGCACGATCCTCCTGTGAACCTTAATCCACGGCGGCGGGTCACGGTCCTTGCGATAGGTCTGCCAGCTCTCCCAGTCATGCACGCTCAGTCTACCCATCGGCCAGACCTCGCGAGACGACGAGCGACTTCCACGTCTCAAGGATGAACTCGCCGCCGACGCACTCTCCGTCCTCCTCGCGCCGGTCCACGATCACGGTCAACTCTTGCCACAAGTCCGTCTCGTCGCAGCGCATCAGAACATCCTCCAGACGCGCTCGCGTCTCTCTGATCGCCCTCTCCAGATCATCCACAATCCCTCCGTCATAGGTGTAGAGGGTTGAGAATGTAAACCCCTCCGCTTGCTATTGGAACCCTCAACCATTGCGAGCCCGTTCGCGGCACTCTGTGCCGCAGTATTTGTACGTCGAGCGGAACGTCGGCTCGTCGCAGCCATCGGCGGCACAGGTACGAGCCGACGTTCTGGTGGACTTGTTCGCGCAGCGCAGGCTGCAATACAGCGCTTTGCCTTTGACCTGCTGCTCGCAGCCGCGTCTAATGCAGAACGGCTGCTGGCTGCGCTTGTCCTGCTGCTCACGGACCTCTACGCCACGAGTCTTGAGGTATCGCCGGATGCGGCTTGCGGCTATGCCGAAATCTTTGGCAAGATCACGCAGCCCATCTCCCGCTTCATAGCGAGCCACGATGTCGTTGATCGTGTCCTTGTCAGGGGCCGACGATCGGTTCGTGTAGACCGTGCCCTTGCACTTGCACGTGCCCCGGTGGTGCAGGAGATGACCGCATACCTTGAAGTCGAGCTTGATGCTCGGCGGAATTGCCTGCGCTTCTTTCGCGAGGTCATGCCATAGCATCGTGTGGTGCGCGTCCTTGCCGTAGTCTCGCGTGATAGCGGCAAGCACATCGTCAAAGCTGGGTGCCTCTTTGCCGTACCGGGACGCCGCCAACCTTACGCGCTCTTCGATCGTTAGGTCTTTCGGCATCAGTGTACCGTCCCGTTTACGATCATGCGCGGCTGGCGCAAATACTCCCAGACCTCTTTGAGCACGTCGTCCTGACGGTCCCCATAGATCGCGTCGTGTACGCGATCAGCGAGGATGATCCTGACGCCCTCGGCAAACGCCTCGCCCTGCGTGTAGATCGGACCCTGTGGATGCCACTCAACCTTCTCGCACTGGCCCTCCTCGTGCTCGACGACGATCCACC